TCCCCGAATTTATAAAGAATATTTTTGGAGTTTCTGAAAATATAACCTATCCATACTTCAGGTGGTTTCATTCAAAATCTAAGAATATATTAGTTCCCACCAATTTAGTAAAAAATCTATTAGAAACTAAAGGTTTTAATAACCTTGTCGTTTGGAAACGCGGAGTTGATAGAAAAGTATTTAATTCTTCTCATAGAACTAGATGTGAAGAATCTAATATGAAAATTGTATTATGCGTTAGTAGAGTTTCTAAAGAAAAAGGATTAGATGATTTTTGTAAAATGGAGTTGGGCGATTATTTGAAAACAGTGGTTGGCGATGGACCATACTTGAAAGAACTTCAATCAAAATACCCCGATGTTTTGTTTCATGGAAAATTAACAGGGAAGAAACTTTCTGCCGTTTACGCTAACGCGGATGTTTTTGTTTTTCCATCTAGAAATGATACATTCGGATTAACTCAACTAGAAGCAATCGCTTCGGGTACTCCTGTGTTAGCATATAGAGGAACTGTTTCTGATGAAATTGTTAGAGAAGGTAAGAGTGGATTTCTGGTAGAAGAATTTGGTATAGGCGAGGTAGATGCTTGCTTAACCTTATCTAGAAAATATGTCGAGGATGAATCTTATAATTGGACATGGAAGAAGTGTACTGCTATTTTTTATCTTAGTTTAGTTAGGAAATAATTGGAGGGAAAAAATTTTAAGGTATACTATTTATTTTACGTTAACTAAAATAGATTTACTTAACAGGATTTGTAAGGTAATATATAATCCTCGCTATAGAATTTTAATCTTAACAATTTTTAGGAACGTTTTTTACTAATGAACATCTTTTATCTTGATCGTGATCCAAAAACTTGCGCTGAAATGCACAACGACAAACATTGTGTAAAAATGATTCTAGAATACTCTCAGCTTCTTTCTACTGCTCATAGAGTATTGGATGGAAAAGAGAGTATTCAAAAATCGCTAACTAATAGAAATGTAAAACGATGGGTACTTAATGATGATAGAGATACTAATTTATATACAGCGACTCATGTCAATCATCCCTCTGCTATTTGGGCTAGGGTTTCTGATTCTAATTATAAGTGGCTTTGGAGCCTTCTTGTAGAACTTTGTTCAGAATATACATACCGTTATGGTAAAGTTCATAAATGCGAATCTTCAGGCTTAGTTGGACATTTAAGTAAAATCCCGAACAATATTCCAGTCGGTGATTTTACAGAACCAACTCCGGCTATGCCCGAAGAAATTAAATTATCTGAATCTTTGGCTTCCTATAGAAATTATTATATAAGAAGTAAAACCCATCTAGCTTCTTGGAAAGGTAAAGTTAATGGTAGGAATGTTCCTCGTTGGTATTCAGAAGGGGCATTAAACTTGATGACCGAAGACGCTCAAAAGTTAGGGTTGGGATATTAATAAATATTATAATAAACCGAGAGGATATGTATGCCAATATATGAATTGAAAAATAACGAAACAGGGGAAATCTTTGAAAAGATGATGTCTATTTCTGCATATGAAGAGTATCTAAAAGAAAACCCTCATATTCAAAGACATTTTACAACTTTACATTTTCAAGATTCAATTTCTCTTGGTATAACTAAACCTCCAGTAGATTTCCAGAAAGGAGTATTAGATAAAATTAAAAAGAATAACCCTGGTCATAATATGCAAAGTAGATGGGAGACTCCTAGAGAATGGTAAACCGAATCATCATGGAATTATTTGAAGATTTTTAACTTCAACCAAAGGGGGTGTAATGTATGTTATACCCCTTTTTTTATTAAAAGGATCCTTTAAATGTCTAGAGTAAAGAAAGCAAACACTAAGTTCTTAAAAGGCCACGAAATAGACGACGCTATGGATAATGTTACTTTTTTAAAAAAACAAAAAAGAAAACCTAATTCTGGGTTAACTCAGTTGCAACTAAAAGAAATTAATCCTCTGACCAAAAATCAGAGCATCCTTTTTGATGCTTACAACGAAGGAAAAAATATCGTGGCGTCTGGCTCCGCTGGCGCAGGAAAAACGTTTTGCTTTTTGTATTTGGCTATTCAAGATTTAATTTATAATAATGAATATGAAAAGATTGTAATTTTCAGATCGGCTGTCCCTACTAGAAACATTGGCTTCTTACCAGGAAGCGAAAGCGAAAAGATGGAAGCGTATGAAATACCATATAGAAGTATTTGTAATGATCTTTTTGGTAGATCTGATTCTTACGAAATTATGAAAAAGAAAGATTTAATCGAGTTTCAATCTACATCTTATGTAAGAGGAACGACCTTTGAAAATACTTTATTGATTGTAGATGAATTTGAAAATTTAAACTTTCATGAAGCTGATAGTTTGATTACTAGGGTTGGTAAGAATAGTAGAATATTATTCGCCGGAGACATTAAACAAACTGATTTAGATGGTAGAAAAGAAGTTAGCGGATACGCTAATTTTATGAGGATCATTAATGAAATGGAATCATTCGTTTCTATAGAATTTACTATTGATGATTGCGTTAGAAGCGGATTAGTCAAAGAATATTTAATTGCGAAAGAGAAATTAGGATTATAAAATTATATCATGTTTATACATTGTCCTCCAAAAGAGTTGATTGAGTTAGAAACTGAAACGATAAAAGGAAAAAGACATTATGTAACCCCAGAAGGGAAATTTCCATCAATAACGTCCGTTCTGGGGGCGTTTCCTAACCCCGCTATTTTTGAATGGAGAAAGCGGGTCGGCGAAGAAGAAGCTAATAGGATATCTAAAGTCGCCTCATCAAGAGGAACAAAAACTCATTTATTATGCGAAAAATATCTATCTAATGAAGAAATTAATAAGTCAGAATTTATGCCTGATGCTCTTCAGTCATTTTATTCGATGAAACATTTATTAGATAAGATCAATAACATTCATAAATTAGAAGTACCTCTATATTCGCCGAGATTAAAAGTTGCTGGTAGATGTGATGGAATCGCTGAATATGAAGGTAAACTGTCTATCATAGACTTCAAAACTTCTAAAAAAGAAAAACGAGAAGAATGGATTCAAGATTACTTTTTACAAGCCACATTTTATGGTTTATCATATCTTGAATTAACGGGGATTAAAATAGATCAGATTGCTATTTTAATTACGGTTGATGATGGTCAAGCTCAAGAATTCGTAAAACCCCTCAAAGATTTCGTACCTCCTTTGATATCTAAAATCAAAGAATATTACGAAAAATATCACAAGTTTTAAAAACTATATAAATAAAATTACGGCAATAAAAGTCCGTAAATTAGACTATTTTCAAAGAAGAAAGTAATCAAAAAATCATCAAATTCAAGAGCATTTGCTCGTAGAGGAGAAAAAATAATGATGAAATCCATATTATTTTTAATTACATTACTTGTTTGTAATGTATCATTCGCCGGTCAAATAGGGACGGCGTCTTGGTATGGTCCTGGTTTTCATGGTAAAAAGACAGCGTCTGGCGATAGATTTAATTCACGCGCTCTGACAGCGGCTCATAAAACCATAAAATTAGGTACAAAAGTAAGGGTTACGAATTTACATAATAATAAATCTGTAATTGTATTAATCAACGATCGCGGCCCTTTTTCAAGAGGAAGAATTATTGATCTTTCCTCTGCGGCTAAATCCGTGTTAGGAATGGGAGGAACCGCTAAAGTTTCGGTTGAAATTTTGCGTTGACTTTTTTCAATTAGGGGTTTATAATATTAATTTAACGATAGGATAACACAGTGAAACCAAAATTAGAAGAAATGGAAACTTTTTCTAGGTCTATTATAGACTTGGTTGAGAAAGATCGAATCGGTTATATTGACGCTATCACAGAACATTGTGAACAAATTGGGCTTGAAGTAGAAATAGCAGCAAAGCTAATTACTCCATTTATTGTATCTAAAGTTTCTGAAGAAGCCAGAAGAAATAATTTAATTGAGCGAATCCCTGTATTACCAATTTAATATATGTCAGCTTATGATGCGTTTAGAATTTATAACAGCCTAAAATTACATTTTACAACCGAAGCATATAATTATTTTAAATATTCCGGTAAAGTAAAAACCAGAGTTATACCTACATCTCAATATTTTATTTTTGAAAAATTGAGCAAAAGATATAAGGATAACCTGGAAGATTTTTATATATCTAATTTTTTGGAAAATCCAAAAATCTGGGTTAATGATTTATTGTCAGAAGAATCTGATGATGTTTATAGAACGTTTTTGAATAAAAAAGAGTCCTTGACTTATTCGTTCAAAAATGATATAATATGTTTATTCGAGGAAACGGAAAATTTAAACGACCTTATACTGGTCAATAAAGATTTTCCGGTCCTGATGAAAAGGACTATGCAAAAAAGAATCAATATAGAGACTTTACTTATTATGAATTCTATATTAAAATTCTTTTTTATGTGGGATAACAATATCAAGGATGAAATTGTTTGGAAGGACTTTCGTTTGAAATGTATCAAGTATTTTCCCTTTATAAAATTTGATAAAGATAAAATGAAAGAAATTCTTAAAACGGAAGTAAAAAAGTACGCTAAATAAAAAGTTATTATGCGTTTTTGGATAAGTTGTTTATACGATTGTCACACACTGTTATACGAGGAAAATATATATGTCAAGTTTTGCTAATCTAAAAAGATCGTCTGGTTCTAGTCTCGATAAGCTATCTAAAGCTGTTGAGTCCATGGGTTCTAATAATTATAATTCTGATGAAGATAAATATTGGAAATGTGAACTAGATAAATCATCTAATGGATATGCTATTATCCGCTTCCTACCTGCCCCTCCTACTGATGGAGATAATGGCCTACCGTGGGTAAAGTATTACGATCATGGATTCCAAGGCCCAGGCGGTTGGTATATCGAGAAATCTCTAACTTCAATTAACGAAAAAGACCCTCTTGGAGAATATAACTCCGAACTTTGGGCTACTGGTATTGAAGCTAATAAAGAAATTGCTCGTAAGCAAAAACGTCGTTTACACTACGTTTCAAACATCTATATCGTTAAGGATCCTAAGAACCCAGAAAACGAAGGTCAAGTTAAACTTTTCCGTTATGGTAAGAAGATCTTTGAAAAGATTACTCAGGCGATGAATCCTCAATTTGAAGATGATAAGCCGATTGATCCTTTTGACTTTTGGGGCGGCGCTAACTTTAAACTAAAGATCCGTAAAGTTGATGGATACCAAAATTACGATCTATCTGAATTTGATTCTAGCGCACCGCTATTTGATGACGACGATAAGATGGAAGAAATCTGGAAAAAAGAATATTCTTTAAAAGAAATTCTTGATCCAAAGAACTTTAAATCATATGATGAACTAAAGAGTCGTCTAGATCGAGTTCTTGGAGTAACTTCAGCTACTGTTTCTAGAGCGAATACGTTTGAAGCTGTTAAGGCTCAAAAGATAGAAAACGCCGAGAAGGAAATTGAATCTCCTTTCTTGGAAGAATCTGATGAAGATTTGGATTACTTTTCTAAGCTTCTAGATGAAGATTAATTAGAATGGGGAGCTTCGGCTCCCCTTTTCTTTAAGAAGGAATAGAAAACCTATAACCATCATATAATAATTGCATCAACGTAGATTCTTCATTTCTTAATTTTGGATCTCCTCCCATCGTAGGTTGAGGGGCTGGTGGAGCAATAATTGGGGTTTTTTGTGGCTGTTCTTGATTCGCTGCTATATTCATTGGTATTATAGCAGTTTTTGAAGGAGCTTCGGTATCAGAAATACTCTTAGGTAAAGTGGCGGTTGGAGTTTCTGTTATACTAGATAATAAAGTTGGGGATATAGAAGCTGTATCCAACGAACTTTTAAATAATTCTTCTACTGGTTTATCTGATACAAGTTTTTCTGAATAACCAGCCCCCTTTTTCGCGACATCAGACATAGCTTCGGACATTCCTGTAAATATAGCAGACGCTAACCCTTCTCCGCCAAATAATTCGCCCATAAAATCCATCGCGGTATCAAAATTTTCGCCGGATAGAGCTTCTACCGTTTTCTGTAATGGATCGTTTGGACCTCCGCCAGCTATAGTACCGATAATACCCTTGAATGTTTCTTTACCAAGCCCGAACGTTTTTTCAAATATAGATGGTTCTGTTTTCTCGCCTTTTGGTTCTTTTTCTGATGCTTCAGCTTTTCCAGAAATCAAATTAGCTGCTGTATTAACTGCAGAAGCGAGCATACCTGGTTCTTCTTTTCCTCCGGGAATATTAAATTCTTTCGATTTCCTTCTTATCCTTTCTGATAAATCGGCTTTCGTTATTTTTTCATCTTTATCAATATCTAAACCAACATTTCCTTTATAATATATACTCCCTTTTTCTGTTAATACGTCTTTTCGTTGAAAAGCTGGAAGTAATACCGAAGTATACATAGTAGCAGCATCCGCTCCTCTAGGTAAATGAACCACATCAAACCATTTATCTACATATTCCATCTGTTCAGTTCGGTTCATTTTCGCAAGATCTTTTTGATCGATACCCATCCTTCTAGCGCTATCCGGCTTCCATTGAATTAGGCCATATGCCTCTCCTATTTTTCCTGCGTGAGGATCAAATCCGCTTTCAGAGGCAATTAGAGAAGCTAATTCAGACGGTTTAACGTCATGCTTTTTTGCTACTCTATTAATTGCATCAATAAACTCTGGTTCTAAACCGCCGAATTGACCTAGAGGTTCGTCGAATCCAGATTTACTTATTTTCGATTCTCTGGTTGCCGTTGCGGGTTTTCTAGATTGAATATAAGAAGTTTTAGCGGCTTTTACTTCTTCAGTTTCTTCAGCAGCTCCTGCAGCTGGTATTACGGCATTTAATACCGATTTACCAACGGATCTCAACCCTTCCATTATTTTAGATGGTTCAGATACAATATCCATGAAGCCAGAATCTTTTGTAGTTTCTGTTGTAAGTTTAGGAGCTCTTGTCGCCGAACTCTTATTTTTTAATTCATTATCAGAAGGTCTTCTTATATCTAGTAATTTATGATCCTTTTTGTTGATGTTTCTTGTTTCTTGAGAAACTGAGTCGGATTGATTTCCTCCTAATATAGTTATCATATCGCCTTCTAATTTAACGAAAAATGCGACATGACCTCCGCCTGGCCTTTCAAATACTACGATATCCCCTGGTTTAGCTTCGGATGGAGTAATACTAACCCCATAATTTAAGAAACTTTTAGCTGAAGGGGATTTAGTTCCTACAAATCCCTGAGCGTCTAGTACAGCATTAACGAAAGCTGCGCACCAAGGCTCATCTTTAACATCTTTTCCTTGCGTAAAATGACTTCCAATAAATTCATTTAATTGTTTTGAATTTAATTTTTCAGACATTCCCTCATATTTTTTGGCTTCTGTAAATAAAGAAGATGAAGTTTTTCTTGATGGTATTCCTCCAAATTCTCCAGTATCTCCGTAACCCCTTTCATCAACCGTAAAATTCCTTCTACTTTCAGCCTCAGTCGAAGAAGAAAATCCTGGTATAAGGCTTTTAAGTGAGTCTACGAACCCACCAAAACCATCCATAGCATCTTCCACTTTTTTAGCGATAATTTCCGCGATTGTAGCCACACCTAATATTGTAGCACCTACTTTAGCCAACTGCATAGCTTTTACTATCGTCTCTGCTATATTAGAAGATTTTTCTTCTACTTTTACTGCGGTTTCTCTTTCAATAAGTTCTTTTTGAGGCGGGGCAATATATTCAGTAGATGCGGAAAGATCTTGCTGAGCCTGTAAGGTATTCTCCAGCATATCTTGTTTAAGATTTATTAGATGAATACCTTCAGAAAGTTCTTCATGAATTTTTTGAACTATATTTCTCATCTCAGAGATTTCTCTTTCCGAATTTTCTCCTCCTTTATTTTCCGAAATTTGGAGATTTAAGGAAACTGATTGTTTACCAGAGGAATCTAAGTTAGCTTCTCTAAGTTGCTGTGCTATAGTTGCTATTGACATTTACTATACCTTGTTTATTATTTTTTCGTTTTCTTCGTGAATATAATTTGATAACTGCGATACATATACTTCTCTTTCCCACGGTAGCATATTTTCTAATTCGGTTAGGCTATACTTATGATGATGCATCAAAGTAAAATTAACCGTATAGTAATTGCCCAAAGTTTCATGACTAAAAATTAATCGAAAAAATTGTTGATCCCTCGGATCGTAATTTTATGATCATATCCACACTTATCACATTTAAATTCTAAATTCTGTTCTAACGTAGGAAGGTTTCTAAAATACTTTTGAAGTTCTTCGAATTTATCTACACTCAATGATTCCAAAAATTCATTCAATTCAGAATCACTGGTTTCTTTTGGATAATAGAAATTATTTTCGTCGTAAATATAATCTATACAATTTTTAATAACTTCAAATACCGCTTCAGTCTTTGATTTTTCTTGTAATATAGATTGAACAGAAAGATAATTTGGATATTTTAATTTTATTCCAACCGTAGGAGATAATTTAATTTCATCGAAATACTTACTCGTATCAACTTTAGTCTCTAAAATATCATAAGAAACATCCATTAAATTTGAACATACGCCTTCTTCAGTTCTATTTTCGCATCTATATTTCGTGTTTACAACTTCCCCGACGGACCTCGCCCTTAGATGTAAAAATAAATATTCAAAATCTACAGTAGAAATTTCTTCTAAATCAATTTGAGTTACACAACAGCTTTTTATTAGATTTTTTATATTTTCATATAAGAATTCTTTATCGTCGGTTTCGGATATCATTAATAGAATTTTTTGTTCTTTAACCAAAAATGGCCGGAATAAAATTTTCTTTTTTGAAATAGGTAACTCTACACTAAAAGTAGGTGAGTCAATTTTAGGTAACATAATAATTCGCTCCAATAATTATAATAAGTTTTTTATCGTGAAGTATTTATAATAAAATCCAACACTTAATCTATGATAAGAATCAGTATCTCTCCAACTCAATGGTAACTGATTTACTGTATATGGAAAAGCCTCTATCAAATCTACTTTATAAGAACTTTTTCCAGTTAAATCGTATTGATTTATTTCTATGGTTGATGTATAATTATCTCTATATTCTAAATCAAATCTAGCTCCTAGATTTAAATTCACCCTAAAAGTTTCTAATACAGTTCCTATTGCTCCGGATACTACTCCAAGAGGGCTAGAAATAGAAATAGCTTCCATCCATAAATCGAAGAAAATTTTCTCAGACATATCGTCAGAAACTATAAAAGTCAATGTTATCGGGTCATAACTAGAAATGGTTGGATGTCTTTCAAATGGTCCATACGTCTGCTGCTCTATGATACTAAATGTTCTTGATGGTAGTTCTGCCGCTTCGCATCTAAAATTAAACGATGAACCGTTTTGTATTAAATATGTTTGTAGTATTTTTCCGGCGACGGATGGTCCGATAAAAGCGTTTAGTAATGTTGATGAGGGTCTAAATACCACATCAAAATTACAGGGTCTTGCTAGTTCCGTTTTTTTGAAACTGTTTATAAAGTTGTTTATTTTAGCCACTAACTTTTACCTTTTAGTTTTGTTAAATTTAAATTCTTGTACAGGCATCCAAACAGCATACGCCAGTTCGTGAGCTTCTAATGGGAGTATCCTGGACTTTACATGAGAAAATAAATATCTCTTTATACAAGACTCATACCCCTTAGTTTCATTTACTATCTTAGAATAATCTACTGCTAATTTCAAATTTTTTCCTGATAGTGACCCGAAATTATTAATCAATTCATTTACAAATACTGCTCTGGTTCCTACATCCAAATAATGAAGATTCAATCCTATAAACCCGTCGTTTAGCATTTTTAATGGAATCGTTAAAGGAAACCTATCCCACATAGGAAGTTCATCTTTCAGTTTTGCATCATATATGTAAAAGTAGATATTTCCTACGTTAAATGATTTTGTAGTTCTAGATCCCGGAACTTCTCTATTACTTTTTATACCTTTTATTCTTAAAGCTAACCAAGTCATGGAAATATCTCTAAGGTTTTTTCTTTCTTCTGGAGTAGAATTTCTAAATCTTTCTAATACAGAAGGTAAGTCGGTTTTATCAAATACGATTTTGTTTAATTCAATTTGTATTTCTTTTTGTGCGTTCTTTCCCCCTTTACCGCTAGGAGTTAATAGTTTCCAACTACCAATACCAAATTCATACGGGTCAAAAATATAAGTTATTCCTTTATATTCTATTCTATGAAATTGAGAATAGTTTTTTATTAAAGCCATTAAAATACATCCTTTTCGGTTAGAAGCTTAAACTCCCATTTTCTATCTAAACAATATTCTTTAGCTGCTTTCCATTTGGCTGAATTTATTCCCCAAGTACAAACCTCGTTAATATATGCTTTAGTTACTCTTTTTTTAACTTTAGGTTCTATTGTTTGATTATATGGTTTTATCTCAATCAAATACGTTTGTATTTTATCTCTTGTTTTTATTTTAGCTAATACATCAGGAAAATACCTATGCCATCTATTATCGACCGGAGATAAATATGGAACTATTATTTCCTCTGAACTCCATGATATAACGCTTTCATTAGAGTCCATCCATTTATAAACTTTTAATTCCCAAGAAGACCTGACCCAAATATTATTAGGATCTCCAGTATATTTTTCTGGGTTCTTTGGTCTCCAAAGTCTGGGTTCAGGGTAAGATCTTGCCACGATGGATTTAGTTAGTATAAATAATAGTATTTATATCGGTAAAAACTCAAATGGCATTCGTTAATCCGCTTGGATCGTTATATACTAATGGCTCCGGAGGTAAATATGATTTTAATTACCTTCACTATCCAATAAAATTTGATGATATTCTTCAACAAGGGCATTATATGAATTTTTATATTAATGCTCATAAAGGTAGTGGATACACTGGAGCGACTCCAACTAAGAGATTTAAAAAAGATACTGGTCCTGGATTATTTGGGATTAATTCTTTGAGTTCGGGTAGTGTAGCTTCAGCCTTTTCTTTTGATTCAGTTTCCGTAAATGCTGGATCTACTTTATTTGGAAGTTCCGGAACATCATTTCCATTAAGCGGATTATATCAGAGAATTTCTAGTGCTATATCGCTTTATATTCCACTTACCATGAGTTTTACTGGAAATGTATCATGGGAAGGTGATTCTGCGTCAACTCGTTTTGGTCTAGGTTTAGCCGGAGCGCAATACCTAGCTCAAGCCCCCGGAGCAATGAAATCTATATACGATACCTATAAAGCTGGCGGCGATATGACAAAAACTTTAAGAACGGTGGCTGGTAATAATGAAGCTCTTTTTAGAGAATTGAGTCAATTTGTAGCAAAAGAGTTTGATAGAAGACGAGAAAAAAAAAGTTCATTAACTCAAGCCTTTGTTGGAGAAGATTGGTTTTTACGAAAAGGTGGATTCGCGGTAAATCCTCAATTAATGGTTTTATACAGAACCACAAGTTTGAGACAATTCCAATTTAGTTTTACGTTTACCCCAGTAAATGAAACAGAAGCGGCAACAGTAAGAAATATTATAAAAATGTTTAGGTTTCACGCGAGCCCTGAAGTTGTTCCAAATGATGCTACCGGAAGATTTCATATTGCGCCTTCAACGTTTGATATAGAATTTTTCCATAAAACTTCGACGAATGAAAATATACAGAAAATTGGTTCTTGTGTATTAAATAACTATAGCGTAAATTACGCTCCTGCTGGGGGATGGACTACGCATACAGATGGTATGCCAGTACAAACAACTTTAGATTTAAGCTTTATGGAAACTCAGCTTATCACTAAAGATTTGATTAATTCGGGGTTCTAATATATGCAACCGTTTTTCTTTAATTTCCCTAAAACTACATATAATAATGTTCTATTAGTAGATATAGCAAGTAGACTCAAATTAACCGATTTCAATTGGATTTCAAATCCATCGTTATATTATGATTATGATTATCAAGACTTTGATACTCCAGATAATATAGCAGATCGTTATTATAACGATTCGACTTTACATTGGTTAATATTATTAACTAATAACATAATAGATCCAAATTTCGACCTCCCTCTTTCTCATCAGAAATTTGTCTATCATTTAAATTCCAAATATAAAACTGAAGGGGATCTTTTAAATATTACCGGATATGAATATAGTCAATCTACTATTGATCCATTAACTGGATATCAAAAATATATAAAAATGTCAGATAATGATACGGGAGAAATTATTTCGGAAAATTATTATATAATAGACGAACAAAGTTATTATGGATTAATCCCAGAATATAAAGTAATTAGAACAGAAATTAATAATTTATTATATGAAGTTTCAAGAAGATCTCTAGTAACTATATTTGATATAGAATATGAAAAAAATGAATCTAAAAGGACCATAAAAATTCTTAAAAAAGAATTTGTAACTACAGCTATACAATCTTTAAGTTCACTATTAAATAATTATAATGGATAACGCTTCGCCTTTACAATCAATAATAGATTTACAGATAGATAGATGCGATATCGTATCATCTGTAGGTTCAATTGACGTTAAACCTATTACAGTAGAATTAAATTATTTCGAAGATATATTTTCGAATTGTGTATCGGGAAATCTTTTAATAAACGATTCATCCTCGTATCAAAATTTATATTCTTGGTGCGGAAATGAATATTTAATTTTAAGTTTTAATAGACCAGGAAACCCGAATCCAATAAGAAAAGTTCTTAGAATATATTCTATATCTAATAGAGAACTAACTAACAACAATAACGAAAATTATGTATTAAATTTTTGTTCTGAAGAACTATTAATCAATCAAGGGATAAGAATAAGTAAATCTTATAAAAATTTTAGAATATCTGATATTGTGAAAGATATAGCCTTTAAATATTTAAAGATAGACCCTAATGAATTTCCTGATACCCATATAGAAAGAACATTCGGTAATTACGATATCGTTATTCCAAATCTAAAACCCCTTCAAGCTATAAATTGGTTATGTAGTTTAGCTATTTCTGACTCTCTGCCCAAAAATAGAGAAAGCGGGGCAACCTATATGTTTTGGCAAACCCGAGAAGGTTATTTCTTTAGGTCAATATTAGGTATACTCAATAATGTAGGAAAATCTTCTGAGGATTTTTATCCAGGATTGGCTGGAACTGGAGTTTATTGGTACGGAACTAAAAATGCTAATTTAGATACTATTATAGGTAATAAAGATAAAAGTAAATCTATATTAGATGACAGACAACAAATTATCTCTTATAAAAGTTTAAATTCATTCGATAGTTTAGATAATATAAGAAAAGGGGTATTTTGTAATAAAGTAATAACTTTAGATTATGTAACAAGAACTTATAGAGATAGTTCGTTTGATTATAAAAAATATTTCGATGAATATTTAAAAACAAATATACAGAATTATAAAGGGCAATATAATAGCGTATCTATGTTGAGTAATTTTCAAGATAGGTTAGGTAAAACTCAAAATCAATATTCAGATACTATTCTGAAGATAACTCCAACTAATAGTTCTCAACCAACGAATAAATTTGTCTCTGAAAATCAGGGGGCGGTTAAAGATTTAAATTTAGAATATACTATACCATATAGAACAGCTCAATTGGGTTTGTTATCGCTGAATAGATTCAAGTTGGTAATACCAGGAGACCCTAATATTTCTGTTGGTAAAATTATAAAAATAAAAATTCCTCAGATGCTATTAGATGCTGATAAGGCTATTCAATTTATGGATAGGTTCGGATCCGGTTTATATTTGGTAACTAGCGTTAGGCATATCATAAATCAAAATAATGATTTTAAAACGGTAATAGAAATAAGAAAAGATTCTTATGAATCTGATACAACTAATATTAATAGTTCTAACCCTGGACCGATAGAGTATGACAATTATTCGCTTGGAAATAAACGATTAAAAGAAAAGAGCTCTTTTTAATTTAACATAAATAGTCAATGAAAAACCAAAACATAAAAAAAGCGACTACTTATTCAGACTTTGATTTAGCCTTCAAGATTCATCCAGCCAGGAAGGATCTCGTATTGAGCGTGGATGTACAATCAATTAATAGGTCTATAAGAAATTTAATTTTAACGAATCATTACGAGAGA